TGAAGGCCCACCAGCGCGGGGCGAATTTGACGAAATCGCCCGCATTGCATTGACTCATAGCGCACCTCCTTAAAATGCGTTCATGTCCACCGTGAGCAAGCAGGTGAACAACTCGTCCAGCTCTTCCAATATCATAACATCCACGGACTTGTAGCGCGTCTGCAACTGCTCCCATTTGTCCAGAACATCGCCCTCCGTGACGTTCTCAAACTCCCGATCATCACCGAAGCTCGCATAATCGGAGTTGCCCGACAACATCGTCTCGGGAAATTCCGAGTGGATATTGCGGCTCTTGCCGTAGGTGTTCGCCGTTTGCAGCAAGTCCAGCCCCTGCGCTTCCATGGTATAGAGGCGCTTGTACTTGGGCATGATCTCGTTCATTTTGCGCATGAACTGCTGTTTCCATCGACCCGGCGGGAGAATGCCCAACTCGCGATAGAAGTATCTCGCTTCGATCATGGGACAGAGGCGCTTGTACTGCTCCACGTCGTAGTAGTCCCAAGTCCATGACGGGTCTTCCCAATCCACCCACCCCGATTCTATCAACTCGCCGAACTGTATCGTCACGACCGAATGGAAATCTCGGGGCCATTCCAGCGGGGTCAGATTAGTTACTTGAGAGCAATCCATCGTCGCCCATCCTCTCCAACTTGTGCGAATAGTCGTAATTGGCACTCTCCCATTCATTCGCCCAATAGACGTGAATATCGAGCCCGAAACGCTCGTTCAGCTTCTCCAATCCGAGGCGTCTTGCTAAAAGCGGGTTGTAACGGTTTATCTCGGCGGGAGATTGAAGGCTCGTCACCTCGTCCTCTATCATGCGCTCGCTCTTCTGTGTGAGTGCGTCGATGCCGAGCAGGGTATATACCTGCGTCCAGATATTGCCCTGGGCGGTCTGCAACTCCTCGCCGATAAAAGGTACGTTGAGGTTCAGGACGCTAACAGATTCGGCCAGCGTCTTAAGGCGCTTGGTTCCCAAGATAGCGGGCTCACCGCCGTATAGCTGTTTGAATATGTTGATACCGTCCAGCTCCTCCACGCCGTTATCGTCCACGGCCAGCGCCACGGGCTTGTGCTGCTGCAACAGATTGATGTCGAAAGTACGGTCGCATAATGCCAGACGGCGCGCGAATACCGACAGCTTCCACATGAGCGGGCTTCGCATGAGGTTGTCGTACAGCACCACCCCGTTGCCCCAGCCGCACCCGAAATTAGGACGTCCGCACTGTCCCATAGCGCGCCATGAGCGCGGCATATCGTACTTGTTCGGCGCTCCCTGTTGGATGGCCTGGAGCGAGTACCAGCGTCCGTCACGGTTCGCGATGGTGGCTATGCCCTCTGTCAGAAGCGTCCATTCAAGGTAGCGCGCATCGCAGGTGTTCGGCAACCCCTCCCAGCGGAAGCGCGACAGCGCCAGCCCCATGAGCCAATCCTCATAAATGAGCGCCAGCTCCTGATTGTACGCCGCGCTCTGCCAATAGCGCGCATCGTTTTTTCCGTGCTTCTTTCTAGTCATGTCAGTTCTCCCATATATCCGTTGCGCCGATTATAGCAGGTTCGCGCCATACGGTCGTGCCCTCGATCAGAATGGAACGGATGAGGGTCGCCGCTGCTTGTGTGCACGCGCGGGGGATAATCCACACATCATCGCATTGCCAATAAGTGAAATTCCTCATCACCTGCCAGTTTTTGAAATCCCAGTACTGCCCCAATGCGTAGCCGTACCGCGCGAAATGGGATGCCGCGGCCATAATTGAACCCTCGTCCTGGGTCTGCACCTCGAAGACCCAGCCCAGCGGACGAGTCGATGCCGTGCCCGCGTTCGCGAACGTCCCGCCCTGAATGGGCGCGCCCAATGCTGCCTGTTTGATCTGGTTGGCGATGGCGCTTTGCGCGGTATCGCGATTCGTTCCGGCGTTTCCCACAGCTGTGTTGTAACTTCTGATAGCGTTTCCCGTGTAGCTTCCCGTACTCGCTACATCACCCGACGCGTCCACCTCGGCACCGGTGCCTCCCTTGATCAATGCGCGGTCGTTCACGGCCTGAGCATAGTTGAGATTGTTGGAAAGCGTCACCTGACTTGAGTTCTGTGCCCGCGTGAGCACTTGCGCCTCGCCGACATAGCCCGTCGCGTCCCCTCCCGTGTAGCTGTTCAAAATGGCGTCGTAATCGGCTCCGCTTACCTCGCTGATCGTACCGCCGTACATAGCCGTGAGGTACTTGATATTTCCCAAATTCGAGGCCTTATAGGCCGCTTCCTGGGATGACGCCAGCGTGTGCAGGTTGATACCCGACATGGCCGTGTTGGCGAGCGCCGTACCGACGCCGATGGCCATGCCCGCGGGCCCTCCCGATATCGCGCCGCCTATGAGGCCGTTACCGATGGAGGCCGTGGCCGTGGTCGAGGCGGCTATATAATTTTGGGCAATGGCGGAATTGTACGAGATAGTTGATTGCACGATAGACTCCGTCACACCTGCCGCTTGCTGATCTGCCGCATTGAGGTACATATTCGACTGGTAGACGTTGGCCGAGTTGATGGACGCGCGCGCATGGTTGCGCCCCGAAGTCGCGTCAGTGTAACCAGCGTCCGCACTGTCGCGCGCATTGTCGCGCCCCGCCGTCGCCGTGCTGACCGCCGTGCTGTAGGCATTTTGCAATGCCGTCTCCGCTTGGGCCCGGTCGAAGTGCGTTGCGTAGTCGTTGACCGTCCCCGCGTCGAGGTAGACGGCGAACGTGGGTATCTGCAAGCTCTGCAACGTGCGCAGCGCGTCGCCCGCCCACGGCATGGATTTTGCGGAGGTCGTTTCGAAGGAGAGCGATGCCGTAGCTCCACCAAGGTGCAAATAGGTGTCGATGGAGATAAACGGCCCCACCAAATTCAACTTCGCGGCAATGGAGATATTGCCCTCCGTCTCCTCGATCTTGATTTCAACGTCTCCGGCCTCGGTGTGCGCCATGACGCGCGCATAGGGGTAGGTGTAGAGTTTCGCCATATCTGCGCATTTGGCGGGGTATCCGAAATCTGTTTTGCTCCACGCCGACACCTCGAAGGTCTGCCACGGGCGCGCCATGACGCGGGCTACCGATACCCCCGCGAATGTGTAAGGCTCGCCCGTCGCCACCAATTCGGCGGGGGCGAACCATACCGCGCGGATCGTCTGAAACGCCTGGGGCGTCTGTGCCTTCATCGCGGACAAAAGCCCCGCCAATTTGTCGGGAGGGACGCAAAACGACAATAAACTGGGCGTATCATCCAAATATAGCGGCTCTGCCGGTACCTGCCACGTCCCCGCCGACTTGCTGCCCCATGTGCCCCAACTGACGGCGGTCATGGTGACGACGGCGAGCACATCCCCGTTGAACACGTGCGATTTGACGGCGGGCGTGCGGGCGAACGTTCCGAACGTCACATCCGGGGCCGTGAGCATCGCCTGGTTCGCATAGGGGTTTTTAAGATAATCCCCCGCGTCGATTTGCGCCATGGGCGCATGGCCCCGGGCGAGCATCATCCCCGACACGTCCACGGAGTTTATATAGGTGCTCCAAACGTCCAGCTGCACATGGCAGAGCGTCGTATTCGGTGCAAGCTCCTCCACGGCCTCGCAGAAGTAGAGGTAGCGATTTCGCGCGGGCGCGGCATAGCTCACCGGGTCGGTCGGCGGCGGCATTATCGGATAATCGAGCACGAGGTAATTGTACTGGGTCGCCGCGTTGAACGGCACGGGAACCTTCACCGTGTTGTCCGGCTGTACTTGGAACATGGTCGGCTCGTCCACCTTGTAGCCGTCCAGGTTGTCGAAATAGGCGTCCCGGGCCTCGTCCGTCTCCCAGTGCACGACGTTTCGGTAATCGCCATCCCAGCTGACTGCGCATAACTTTATGCGCGCGTTGTCCTCCCAGCGCGAGTAATCGAAGTTGTTTCGATATTTCCATACGTCGATGTTCGACAAATGCGGAAATGCCGTGTCTCCGATATGGGGGAAATCTCGTTCCATTTACTTGCCTCCTTTTAAATACAAACGAGGGCACCGCAACGGGTGCCCTCATTCTAGCAGGTTGCAGCTGCAAGCTACTGCGCCGTGGTGGCCGTCTCCGTGCCGTGCACGTCGGTCGTGCCGCTCGCGCCCTTTCCGGTGCGTTTGGCCTTTACAGTGGGCTTCACGGGGTCGGTCGCGCCGGTTGTCGGCGCGGTGATCGTCACCGCATGGCTCGCCGTGTACTTGCTCGTTGTCGCACTAGGGTTGATATACGCGCTCGTGGCCGTCACCGTCACAACTGCCCCTGTCGGCATATCCTCTGCGATATGAAGCACCGCGAACTTATCGACGTAGGTCTTCATGGGATCGATGTCGATAGGCGAGCCGGGGGTGTCGTCGTCGGGCTTGGCGGTCACCGCCGACACTTCGAACAGCGCCGCATCGGGCTCCACGGCGACGCCGTACCCGGCGGGGGTCATGGTGCCCGTCAGGTTCACGGTAAGCTGAACATCGGTGCCCGCCTCGGCGGTGGCCGCGCCCGTCACCGTGATGCCGGTAACCGCCTGCTTGACAGTCGGAATGGTCGTGCCGGTATCTCCAACCGTGAACAGGATTGCCGGAACGAACGGCGACGCGCTCACGATCTCCCAATGGTGCAAGTAGTAATTGGTCGCCAACGTCTCGGCATTGTAGAATGAGGTGTTCTCGTACAGCGTATCTTGCAGAATAAAGAAGTCCTCGGTGGTCAACATCGCCACGGTGTTCGGAATGGGGAACTCGTCCACGATGATCTGGCGAACGTTGACCTCGGCCATCTCCACGTGGAAGATGCTGGACAGCACTTCGACGGACAGCGACGCCGCGACGGCGGGCGTCACGAGGAGCACCAGCTCCGAGGGCTTGGCGAACACGGGCACCGACACGCTCGCCGCATTGTAGCGGGCAGTCGGGAACTGTAGCATTCCCACGAGCGTACGTACGGCGGTCAAGAACTCCTTGCCGCTCGCCTCGTCGCTCGGAACCTTCGATAGCGGATACTTGTAGAAACCGTAGGCGTTCTCATAGGTCGCCAACATATTGAGCGCAATTCGGTACTCGTCGTAATTGTCGGAGTTGACGGGGGCCTGCATGATACCCGCAACAAGGCGGTTCAGGCCGTAGTCGTCCAGAAATGCGTTCTTCAATTCAGGCAGCACTACCGAAATAGGATATTTGTCCTGACGGTTCTGAGTGTGATACGCCACATCGCCCTCGGGGCGGTGCAGACGGAGCAGGGATTCCACATCATCCTTGTAGGCGTGCGCCTTCACCCAATTGAGCGCGATTTCCTGCACGGTCGTACCATAGTTCAGCTTGGCGCGCTTGAAGACAGCTAGCGGGTTCGTCCATTCGAGATTTCGCACATAGGTATAGGCGATACGGTTCACCAGAACGTCCATGAACTGGTTCAGATAGGCGTTGTTGCCCGGCTTGAAGAGCGCGCGCCAGGTCGCCTCCAAGCTGTTCACGGTGGGGTTGGGGATGCGCTGCTGGAAATCGTTCCCGGCCTCCAGCCAGATTTTCTCAGCGAGCACGGAATTGGTCAGTGCCATGTGTTATACCTCCTTTAGATGTTCAGCTCGTCGGCCAGGTCGTCCCAGTCGCGCGCCGTGATATCGTCGTCATCGTCGGAATCTTCCTCGCGCAGCTCGCCCGCGCCCTCGTCGGCCCCGTTGTCGCTCACGATGCCCTGGATGGCGTCGAGACGGCGCATAACGGCCCCGTTGTGCTCGGCGAGCTGTCGGCTCAAGTCCTCGATGCGGCCCACGATATCGCGGAACTCGTCGATGCGGTGGTCTGCCTCGCCCTCGTCGATGCCGCGGACGCGCTCGATATCGTCGCGCAGCTCCTCGTTTTCCTCGTCCATGATCTTCCTTTCGTGTCGGGGATTCGCCTTCCGCGCATTATAGCACGATAGAAAAAAAAGCGCCCCCGCCGACATGATAGCGGCGAGGGCAGATAGGAGTTTGCCACAGCATCGGGGGCGCGCCTGAAAGCCGTACCCTGGGGCCGCCCGTGCGGCGCGCTCTTCACGCGGGGTGTCCGCATTCGGGCTACTCGGCGACTGCACCGCCGCGCCCTGGCGAGCCCCATTATCTCACCGAAGACCGTAGAGCGCAAGGCAGTCGGCGAGCGCCTGGCGCGTCCCATCGGAATCGCAGCGCACGAGGCCGTATTGGTAGACTTCCAGAAGGTAGCGCATCGCCGATTCGTTGCGCTTGGCGAAAAGCGCGTTGAACTCCCCGTCATCGTTGGTGAGCGCGTAGAGCGGAGATGCATCGCGCGGAAGCTTGGCGGTCACGTAAAGATATCCCTCCCGCTCGTCGCTCCAAACGGCGAGACGGTGCCCCCGTCCCTTTATCGCGAACTCGAATTTGGCCCGGGCGGGCTTGCGCCCGACGAAAAGCCCCGTGGCATCCTGGAAAACGTTGTCCATGGCACCGCCCGCGCCCTCGGCGAGCGATGCGAGCGCTCCCGCTACCGTCTCCGTGCGCCGTCGGCGGGTGTGCTCGGTCGGCTCCACGTAATCGAGCAGAAGGCGACGCCCCAGCCCGGGAATCTCGTACCACGTTTTTCCGAACTCGGGCGGCTTGCGTATGCCCATCACCGTGAAATAGGGATTTCGCATCGATAGCGCATTGGCAAGCAGGTACACGCGCGGCTCGTGCCTACGGGGCACCCCCGGAACCTCGCGGCTCACAGAATCGATCATCTGGGTCAGCACGTAGTACTCATTGGGCAAATAGCGCTGGAATCGGTTCATGGCCCGGTCTATGATCGCCTCATCGAGCATTATCCGGTACACATCCGCGAATGTTCGCTGCTTGAATTGCTGCATTTGAGAGAGCGCGCCGAAGTACCCCATTACCTGCCAATTTGGTTTATCGCCCTCGGGCACGCGCTCGGCAATCCATGCGGTGCTCGCGTCGGTTTTGAAAATGTAGTTCGGAAATTCCACGTCGGGCCCCTGCTGCAATTTGTCGAAGTAGCCCGACGATACCGGTGCCAAATCGGTCTTGAAGCGCACGAGCTGCACGAAGCGGCTTTTGTCTTTAAGGTAATCGCGCACGAATTGACGGCGCAGCCCGTAGGTCTTCCCCGCGTCGCGCGATGCGCAAACCATGGTCATATATGCGTCTTTTGAAAATGTGTCGCCCCAGTCGTAGAATTTACTCTCTGTCAAGGTAGGCACCTCCCTCGTTGTGTCCCAGAAACTTCATCGCATCGTCCACCTCGCGCCCTATCTCGCGCAAATACTGAAGATTCTGGGCATTGGAAATCTTCGTTGTGTCGCCGATGACGCGGGCAGATGGATAGAGCGCGACCGAGGCGGGGGCGTCCACATGGGCGGTATTGCCGCGCCAGTCGGTCACATCGCGTCGCACACGTTCGGCGGGGTGCGGGTGGGTTCTCTCCAAGTGGTAGCAAAGTCCGTAATCCATCACAGAATTATAGCCGAGCAGCGATGATGCCACGTCCTCGAATCCCATACCCGCCGCTTCCATGTCGCGAGCCCAATCCTCGGCATTGTAACGATCAGAGGGACGAGACAGCCCCGCGCAGATGATATGGTACGCGCCGAGCGCGTCCCTGTCCATGCGCGCCTTGTTCCATGCCTCCCAGTGCAGGGGGTAGCGCGTCGCGCCACCGCAATCCTCGATATCGAACTCGCCGACGCCTGAAAGCTCGCTCGCCAAATAGGGGAAGTTGCGGCGCACGCGCTCGCTCCCATGATCGATGGCCGCACGGGCCGCGCGGTGCAGCGGCGCGAGTGCGGTCAGTATCTCGGCATCCGTCACATCACTGTCGCATGCCAGCTTAATTGAATCAGTGTCCCCGCCGCATGCCCTCGCACGACCTCCCAGCGCCTCATAGAGCAATTCGAGCGCTATAACGAGGTGCATTCTAGAGCCGCCCACGATGCGACTTCCGAAGTTGTACAGAACTTTCACCGCCTTGGGCTTTAGATCGTCGTAGGTTTCGAGACTGGCGACAGTCGCACGGTCTACCTCCAAAGTGCCGTCGGCGAGACACTTGTAGGAGGGTTTCATTATGTCCTGGGCCTGTGTGCCGTAAATGCCATTGAACATTCCCTTGACAGTCGAATTGTAATAGGCTTTTAGAAACGCAGGCGAGGCGACACCCGTCCGCACGTCCTCGGCGATGGCCTCGGGCACCGTCGCCCCTATGGGGCGCTCGTAGGGCACTCCCTCCTCGTAATGGTTGACAATTTCCTTCATGGCGTTCTTGGTCGCGTAGAGCACATGGGTTTGCAGCACGAGGTAATCCGGTGCCTTCACGAAGTTCTGGGAATACTCTCCGCAGATGACGCGCATATCGTCCCAAACGTAGGCGCGCGACAGGTTCCATAATTCGACCTCTGTCAGATGCAGGGTCGCGGCGTCGGCGCTTATGAGCTTGGAGAACGCGAAGCGCGCACCCGTGGCCGAGTCCATCCAACCGCTTTGCCGAGTCGCCTCCTCGGCAACGGCGCCGGAGGGCGTCATGAAATCAACGTCGCCGATTTTCGAGGTAAATTTACCCTGGGGTATGAGCGCGATTCCCTCGCGCTCGAAGACGGTTCCCGGCCTGAGCCGGATACCTGTGAATCGAATGCGCGCATGGAGAGCGAACGGAAACGGGCACCAATAGCTCCTCAGCACTTCCGCGCGACTCGTCTCCAATATGCGCTCTGCCACCCGCTGCAACGGCTGTGCTGTTTTCGGCACACGGAAATTTCGCGGCATATAGCGTCCCGCTATGAAAAGATGGTGCATGCTCGTCACATCCAGGCTCGCCACATTGGTCTGCACCGTAGCGGCGAGGTTCGCGGCGGTGAACGTCAGCCCCCCTCTGAAACAAGCCTTGCGCAATGCGTACAAATAAAAATTCGGGGCCCATTCGCGTATGCAGGTCATTTTGAAGGCATCGAAAAGCGAATGACGATGACCATTGGAGAACGTCACGCCCTCGCGCCCTATGGTGCGCTGTGCCATCTGACGCACCAGCGATGTTTTAGTGAGCACCGTACATCCCAGCATATCGGCGTCGAGCCACTCGTTCGCCTCAGTGAGCCAGCGGAGATATGCGGGGATAACCTGCACGTCGCGCGCCGCATAGTGCAGCTCATCGGCAGTCAAGGGAGTTTCTGGTGTGCGAATTAGATTGTAATCCCAATCGCCGAGCGCCTTTGCAAGTCCGCAGGTGCGCCCCATCGCGGCGAGTCCGCCCATTTCAAGATAATAGGTGTCCCATAATCGGAGACATATATCGCCCTCGTAGCACAAATCGAGCGTATAGACATGGGTCGATGACTGCGCATTCACCGCAATTTCGTAGTCTCGCGCCAGATCGTGCATGAGCGGTTGCAAATCGAACATGAGATTGTAGGCGCACACCACGGGCACGACGCCCGCCGAATATCCCCATTGCATGAGGTCGCCCAGCCATTCCAGCACATCTCCCGCATAGCGGTAATAGCGGATATCATCGCAGGTATCGACCTCGTAGGAGCTTATATCGACGTCGCGTACATCGTTGCAGATATACAGGCAGGGGAACGCGACGGAGCGCGCCCCATCTTGGAGCGTGGTCGTCTCCGTGTCATATATGCCCGCTACCTTGAATGGGAGTTTACGCGACATTGTAGACGGGCACCGTGTAGGCTAGAAAATCGTTGGGGTAATTTCCGTCTGCCTCCACGCCCTCACCCATGGCCTGCTGCAACGGATTTGCCGCGTCGGTCGTGTCGGCGATGCTCCCAGCCCCGGCAAGGCTCTTCGCACGACGCAGTGCCTCCTTATTCTTGCGCATTACATCGTTGAAGATCGCTTGCAAATCGTCGGTTCCGTAATAGCTCATAATGCTGGCGTATCGGTCGCGCCCCCGGCCCGCCCATGCGTGCTTGGTCGCGTTCCAAAACAGCTGCACGTTCTCCTTTGGGAGAGAGCCCGCACCGGCGCTTCCGGCCTTCATATTGGCTCGGAACATGACATTTCGCCGCTGAACTGCATTTGTGCGAGCGCCTACCGTGTAACGAGCGAGGTTCCGAGCAGCGCGCTGGGCTTCTGACACATCCGCATCAGTCGGATTCTTCCCCTGATAACTTTCGGATATCTGGCGCATGATCTCGGAACGGTACGCCCTCACCTGGCGCGTGTTCTTTACCTTGCCTGCCTTTATATCTCGGTCAAGTCTCTCCAGCGAGCGCTTCGCACGTCGGCGAGCATTGTAAATCTCGTCGGTTCTCTCTTCCTTCGCTGCATCGCGTCCCGCGCGCGGCCTTCTCGCCATGACTTCCTCCTATCGAAAAAAACGCCCCCGCCTTCTGGCGAGGGCGCACCTCATCGAATATCCGTGCCCTGTTTTTAAAAAAACTGAGGCACCAGTTTCTTGATGGTGTTGCCATTCGGCAAGTCCTTTGCCACGAAAACGGCATGGATGCAGCCGTCTGCCAGAGAGCCCTTTCCGAAGTCAGGGAACATGGCCGCAATCTCGCGGACGGAGTTAGCAACGCCCTCGGACTGGGTCATGAGCACCGTGCCATCCAGAAGAACCAGAAAGGTATTGGTGCAAGGGGTATTGGGAAGACGCGGGTCGCGGCTCTTGCGAATACCGGGCTTGGTCACGCAATCCACAATGTCAAGAATCTCGCCCTCGTGGCCGTTCAGCGAGTCGGCGCTGTTGAGCGTCCTGAGCGTTGCCAGCTTGCCCTCGTTGGTCGCAAGGTCGAAGGTGTTCACATCGCCCTGGACGGCGTTGCAGGCAGAGGCACTTGCAATCTCGGTCGGCTCGGCAACGTAGGCGGTGATTTCCTGGGTCATAATTTCTTTCCTTTCGGTTTAGGCGGTGATTTCCGCATGGGTCATAAATTCTTCTAGCGTCATTGAATAGTAGTGCGATTCGATTTCAACATGGTTTATCGTGATTGATTCGTCGTTTAGCTCGCGCCGGAGCTTTCGCGTTGCCCTCTCGGGTGTGAATCGCCCGGGCAGTTCCTCGTACACGTCGAAGAACTCCCCGTCGTGCACCATCTGCCCCGAGCACCGCGAGAGGGCTATCGTTCGCCCTATGCGCTTTCTGTAGTCGATTTGAGCCAGTTCCATTCGAGTTTGTCACCTCCTTTTTTTTCGACGTAATGAAGTATAGCTGTTTAAATCAAACTCTGCAACAGTATTTTCTAACTTTTTTGTTTCAGTAAATCGTTAACGCGCTTCTGCACAGCATCATAGGCACTTCCTAGATTACTTTTGCGGGTTTCGCCATTGCCCCACATACCGGCTATGACCTCGCGGGCCACTTTATCGACTCCCGTCCATTTGCCCGTTAGATCGTGGTTGACGATAAGCTGAACAATGTTGGCAACGCGCCCCAGCTTCTTTCTGCGCACCTCGCCATTGCCCCACTTTCCTGCTATTACCTCGCTTGCGACAGCATCGACATAAGCGGTATTAGAGGCAACTTTCAGCGTGTATCTTGAATAATTGAGATCGACATTACCGTTTATTCCAGGCACATTTCCCTTTTCCGAATACTGCCACAACTGCCAGGCGCTTGTGTCCGGCTGGGTTGCAGACCAACGCGCCACCCATTTGACATAACCGTTGACATTGGACAGGTTCTCACGCCACCATGCTTGGCTGGCATAGATGCCGGGCACAAATCCGGCGGCTTTGACGCGCGAGCAGAATATAACGGCATGGGAGGCGCTTACCGCTTCCGTCCCCGGCTCCTCCGTATCGAAGAAAAGCGGATAGGCCATTGCATCGCGATATGGCGCGCACAGTCTTATAGCATGCTCGGCCTCGCTCATTGCCTGGGTCGAGCCCTTGGCGTAACTGTACAGATAGCAGCCGAAGGGAATACCCAGTCGCACACATTCATTAGCGTTGCGTTTGAACTGCTCGTCATCCTGGTTCTCGAAATTCGAGCCATAGCCGCAGCGGATAATGGCGTGGTACCCTGCTGACTTCACGCGCTCCCAGTCAATGGAACCATTGTGATAGGAAACGTCAATTACCTTCTGCATCTCCGCCAACCTCATCATTCTGCTCGTTTTTGTCGAATATATGCAAAAAAGAACTGTCCGCCAAATCGGGGTTCAGCAGAACGACATTCTCTAAAATGCTTCCCACCTCGGTAACGCAAATCCAAACGAAGGCAAGCGAGAAACAAGCATCGCCGTAGTAATAGGGCAGCTCGCAGTAGTTCAAAAGCGCCTGAATGATGAGGCACACGCCCAGCACAACCAGATAGGCGAATTTGTGCACCAGTCCCTCGCGCATCTTCGTACTGGAAAATCCCTCGCGCAACGTGTGCCCGATAGTTCCGACTATATAGTCGATGATAACCAGCAGCAAAAGCAAAACCATTGGCTCGAATGTCATAGCACACATCCTTTCATGACAATGGCGCACACCGCGCCGACAACGCACAGCAGCCCCATGAAGGCCCAGACAACGCATCCGCCGTCTCTCATAACCTGTCCCTTCTCTTCGGTTTTATCTGACGGTTGAAGTCTATCATGTCCCCGGTGCGGATGCGGTAGAGTATTTCCTCCCGCCTGTAAACATTGTCAAGACTTTCCAAAAGACGCGCCACCTGCCAGCAGAGGATGGATACGGCGAGAATGAGCAGGAGCAGGCAGACTTCTATGAGATAGATCGATTCCAGCATGCGCGCACCTCCAACAGCAACTTAAGTCGACTTTTAGCCTCGGAGGCACTTATCTTTTGCAATTTGTTAAAAGCTACAATGTGAAATGTCGGTTTCCATCTTGTGCGATCAAGATTTGCCCGATCTTTCAAGTAATACGAACAGCATAACAGTGGATTACCCAAGTAATAAAGAACTGCGCTATGAGTGTCGGAGTCTTTGGCATACTCGCGCAAAATGTCGTATAAAACCTGGGCATTTCTAACATAGTCCATTGTCGCGACCGTCTTATTATCGTCAGTCTTGATTGCATAGATCATTCCAGACTCACTTTCACCTCGAAGTAGTTTCCGCAGCACGGGCACGAGATCGTCAAGGTATCAGTAACGACCTCATAAGGTATTTCGCCATCGTAGGGGACGCCCGTAACATCCGATGACACCGCTTTGGGATGCACATAGCGGTGCAAGGGGCTTACCCATACGACGCTTCCCCGTTTAATGGCGCGCTGCATGGTGGAGCGGTCGCAGCCCGCATAGGCCGCAGCCCGCGCCTGAGACGGAAATACCTTGTTGTCTAGTATAACTCTCTTAGACATGGGCAGACCTCCTATAAACGGGCTTTCGGAAGTAATCGCAGATATTGGAGAACGACACTTTCTCGCAAAAGCTGGGAGTATGGGAGTATAGGGAGACAGTTCCGTCTTCCTCGCGCTCGAATTTGTAGTAGTACCCGACATTGATCTGTTCGCGATCCTCGGCGAGGATTATATAGGCGATACGGAAATCATTCTGCATCAACGTCATGGCATGGTCGTAGGCCGCAAAAGTATCGAAATGATAACGTCGCACATCGCAGAGCATTCCCGCAAAAGTCACCCCCTCGCGCTCCCCTCCGTAATAACATTCGAAATAACTTGACATTATTCGCACCCCTTAAACCAAACCTGCAAGCTATCGAGGCAGGTGCTGCACAGCGTGATAGGGTCGCTTTTCGGATCATCGGAACAAAGGCACATATACACCTTGCCACTGTAATGAGGCACCGAGCGCCCTAATCTTTCCCGCACGATCTCGTACAGGCCGACATAGATCGAGGTCGATTTTCCCGAATCAAACTCCCCGGTACACTCAGACCCGCAACGATCACAATAATAACGTTCGTTTACTACTTTCATTTTTCCTCCTATCGTATGCCACATTTTGCAACTTTTTTTGTTGCATAGTGGAGTATATACCAGTATAATGGAAGACGTCAAGAAGGCAAACAGATAGGAGTTTGAAATGACTTTGGAACAGCTCATCACCTGCTATATGCGCAAAAGCTCAAAGATCGTTGTCACCAAGATAACACCCTCCACCAAGGAACGCATTTTCTCCGGATATGAAAAGAACATCTGCAACGAGGTTACGCCGGAATTTATGGAGTTCTTAGAGGAGTATAAGAAACACCTTGTTATCAACTACAGAACCGCGATTGATAAAAACGGTATTCCCTACATCGACATTCTGGTGTATGAGTAAGAGGTACTCCACACCATCACTTGCAACTTTTTTTGTTGCATAATGTAGCATAATACACTATAATAGGTTACGTCAAGAAGGCGAACATAGATAGGAGTTTGAAATGACTTTGGAACAACTCATATACTACAAGCGCACAAGCACAAAGATCGTTGTCACCAAGATAACACCCTCCACCAAGGAACGCATTTTCTCCGG